TTACGGGACATGGCGCCATGTCTTGCGCAAGCGGATCGCTGAAATGCATTGGTTGGTCACGTTGAGTTCCGCTGCGAGATCCAGCGTCGTTTTTTCGGATGATCTAATATAACGCACAGCTGCTTCGTTGAGTTTGGCAAGTCCTGATCCGCGTCCCATACGGATCGCGGCATCGTCCATGAGTGCGGCGGCGCGGCGCTGAGGACCACTGCGCTCCTTCGCGACCATATCGGCCATGTTCTCCATTTGGGTTCCCCATTCGAGGTGGTGTGGGTTAACGCAGAGCGGATTGTCGCATGAATGCATGGCAAGGTGCCCTGAACTCGGCCGCGCACGCCCACTCACCGCAAGAGAGACATGCGTCGCTAGAACACGCAGCGGTCTATTGCGTCGGGAACTGCCACTGGAAATCTGGCCGTAGCCTGCAGATGTGCGCGCACCTTTCCAATTCCAGCATTCGTCATCACCGCGCCGATCGACCTTGGCCCAATACCTGGCCAGCGTTTCGAGAATCATTTGAACCTCCCATTGTCATTGGCCACCACCGTGCTCGCATTTTGCATTGTCGCTTCGCATGCCACGCGCGCCGATTTGCGCACGATGGTTTCCAATGTCCCGGGATCAAGGCCTTGCGCCACTGCGAGCAGGCGTGCGCCCGCGACAATGCTTTCAACACTGTTGCAGAGGGTCGTAAAAGTTCGTGCCATTGGTCGCTCCATGTCTGGCCGACCATCCTCACGCCAATGAGGGTGGCCGGACGTGCCGCGATTGGCGTACCGTTGGAGCAACGGCGCATCCGAAGATGCTCGCAACACGCCCGACCATAAAAAACCCGCTGACACGGGTATCGTGGCGCGGGCTGCGCGCTCCAATGCGGTGACGCCAATCACCTGCGCGGGATTTACCGCACAGCCCCTTGTAAGCCGTATCTAGGACGATTGTAAACCGCTTCCCTTTGCCCCCTTGGTTTTACGAGCGGGTTTCGCCGGGGTGTCGAAGGTGCTGGCGATGGCGGCGGCGGTCATGGTGGGGTCTACCGGGCCATAGACTTTGAGCATCATGTTGATGCTTTGCAGGCTGTGGCCGGTGATGCTGGCGATCATGGCGGGGATCATGCCACGGCGGCGCAGGCGTACCACGCGGGTGCGGCGCAGATCGTGCCAGACCAGGTCGCGCATCTGGGTGCGGCCGGTGGTTTTGACGGCGTGTTCGATCACGTCGCGCCACGCCTGGATGAAGGGGCGCTTTTTCCAGGGCAGGCCCGTGCGATCGTCGACCAGGACATAAGTCAGCAAGCGTTGCGGATCGGCGGCGCGATCGCGCGCGCGGTTGGTGCGGATCGCGGTTTCAACCTTGGCGCGCAGCTTGGGATCGAACGGGATTTCCATGCTGGTGACAGCCTCGTCGGAGCTGGTCTTTTGCTGATGCATAACCCAGCCCATGACTTCACCATCCGGCCCTGTGAAACGCGCGCGCACGGGGGCGTCGTGCAGCTCGATCGACTGCAACTGGTGTTCGTTGAACGCGATCAGATCGCCTTCACGCTGGGCGGTGTAGAGCGCCAGTTCCATCGCCAGCGCCATGCCGGGCAGGCCGAGGGCATAGGCGGCGGTGATGAAGCAGCCCTCGTCCTCTGCCTCCCACACGTGGCGGCGCGGCGCTGGTGCGCCCAGGTCGAAGCTGCGTGCGGGATTGGCGCCGGGCGGGATGATATCGACCCGTTCGGCGAAGGCGAAAAGCTGGCGCAGGATCTTAAGCATGTTGAACGCGGGGGCGTGGCCGATGCCGCCCTGATCGACCGGCTTTGCCGTGGCATCGCGCAGGGCGCGCACGCGCGCGGGGGTGATATAGGCGACGGGATGCTTGCCCGCCCATGCCTCTATGCGGCGCAGCGCGATTTCATAGGTTTCGGCGGTTTTGGGTTTCAGCCGCGCTTTGCCGGTGGCGGGGTTGATGCCCTCGATCACGTCGCGGCGATAGCGGTCGATCAGGGCGTTGACGGTGCCGCCCTGCGGCTTTGGCTTGATCGCGCCGGGCATCGGGGCGCCGGATTTCCACGCGGCGACTTCGGCGTTGCGCGTGCGGGCGCCGGCGATCGCGGCGCCTTCGTCCTTGCCGAGAGACAGGGGTTTCCATCCGGCGCGGGCGAGTGTGGCGCTGGGTTGCCAGTACCAGCTTGTGACGCCAGCCTTGTTGGTTTTGCCGACCAGACAGGGGATGCGGATCTGGGCCATGGCGATCAGCCCTTTGGCGTGAGGCCGAGGCGCGCGGCCATGGCGTTCACTTCGGCGGCGCGGGCGCGCTGGGCATCGGCGTGGCCATCGTGGCGGGGCGGACGGGCCTGATCGGGGGTGTGGTTTTCGGTAAAGGCAGGCGAAAGCTGACGCTCGATCGCGCGCATGCGGGCGGCGCGGTCGAGCAGTTCCCGGCACACTTCTTCCAGAAAGCGGGTGTGCAGGCGGCGTTCGCCCGCCAATAGCATGCGCATCGAGCGTTCAGAGATATTCAGGATGGCGGCGGTGGCGCGCTGGCCGCCGAGCAGATCGACGGCCTGACGGAAGATTTCACGCTGGGTTTCGGTATCCATGTTCGGTCCTTTTGACCAGGTCACGCGGCGGGTGCCGGCGCGCGGGGGAGTGTGGCGGGGTGGGGTGGGGCCGGTCAAGTGCAACCTGACCGGCTCCGGTGCGACCCGGTTGGCCCGGGGTGGTTATTCGGGGACGAGTTGCCAGTCGTTTGCAAGCATGTCGGTTTGCGAGGCGAGCCAGGGAACACATTTGTCATCGACGGTTTTCATGACGATGTAGGGAAGTGCGTCAAATTCCGAACCATCAAACAGGGTGCTGTGACCCTCTGGCATAAGCAAAAGCCACATGCCTTTGCCGTTCCAGCCCGCGCGTGCGACTTTGTGGCCGTCTTTGAGCAGTTCGATCGCGTGGCCGAAGTTCAACGCATTGATTGGGCAATAGGAACGCTCGAAAACATCGGCCGGTGACCATGAAATATAGCCATCATGGTTAGGATGGTTGGCTGCACCGCCATCGGTGTATTCAACCAGATAACCAGCGTCTTCGGAGTTTTCATCTGTGGGAACTTCCCACCGGCGATAATCGCAATAGGCGCCTCGTGACATCGGTTCGGCGATAAGGGCTTTCGTGCCAAGATGGGTGGCACCATGTCGTGTCCGAAGTGACATAACGAACCTTTCACACATTCTGGTTTGCCGGGAACCGCCCGGCGCGGAAGGGGGAAGCTGGACCCCGGATCAAGTCCGGGGTGACGAGGGAAGTGTGGCGCGAGCGGCGGTCTGCCGCATCCGGCGCGCGATTTCGCGCTTGTGTTCGTGGGGTTGGTTGGTGTGGCGATTGATGTGCGGATCGAACCGCGGGGCGCCATTGTTGCGGCGAGAGCGAGGTTGCGTCGGATTGGGATCAAACAATTCGCGTGATGGCTGCAGGCCATGGAAAAGGCCCAACAGGCTTGCGGGAAAAAGTGTCTTGTACATTTTTACCTCTTGCAGGACGCGCACAGCCATCGTCCCTGCTGGCCCGGATGGTCGGGAAAGCGGTTAGAAGGGGAGATCATTTTCATCGACGGTGAGGCGTCGGCCGCCGTTTTGGCCGTAGCCCATGGAGGCCAGCGCCTTGGCGACCAGGTTCCACACGTGCTCGCGCAGTCGGGGATGGCCGTAGACTTCACCGGAGCGCTGGACGCCTCCTTCCGTGATCCTGGCCAAACTGCGATCGAGCGCGGCCTTCGATCCACCGCGCAGGGTGCGGCAACGGTAATCGCCGCGCGTCATGTCACCGCCGATGTTGTCGACGACCATGCGGGCCAGTTCGGTCTGTTCGCCGGTGACGGCAGACCAGAGTTCGACGCGGATAACGATCACGGCAACGGCACTCCGAAACCAGCAGCGTTCCGGTGGCCGCCTCCACCAAATTTCTTCGCGACAAAAGATACGTCCTGACGCCCGTCCTCTGAACGAAGTGACCAGCCACGAAAGCTTTTGAGATCGCAATAGGTGGCCGAAAACGGAGCGTCCGGATATTTCGCGAGCAAGTAATGTCCGACTTCGCTTGCAAACATCGGTGGGCAATTGCAAACCGGCACACCGCCGAAACCACCAAGATGGCATACGCGCGCAAAACGGGCGATTTCATCAACTTTCTGATCCATGAAGCGCTGCATCGCGAGCGCTTCTGCCATGATTTCAGCTAGGCCGTTCTCTTTGCAGAGGCGATCATCGACCGCACTCCATGCGTCGAACGTCATAGGCTCACACCGTAGCCAAGCCCCAAAAGGCTTGGTTTCGGGAAACGTAAATCGCCACAGATCGCGATCCTCAATCAAACGGATCAGCAACGGTACTTCGACGCCCGGATGACAAAAATCCCAGACCATCCGTGCGCCAGACCGGTCCATGTCAAAAAGGGCATTGATTGGCGGATAGCCATTATCCGCAAGATCGCGCGCCATTGAAGCCGCGACCGGCATGGTAAAACGGTGGGGCTTTTCGGAAAAACGACGATAAAGGGCAAGATCAGCTTCGGCGGTTTTGTGATGATCGAGAATGACGACGGATGCAGCGCCATGCAAAGAGGCGAGACCATCGGATTTATAGCTGAAATCGCCGATTAAGACATGCTTGCCAAGGACTTCAGGCGGGGCGTCTCCATAACTCGCCGGAAAAAACTGAACACGGTTTCCCCATTTTTTCCAGACTGCCCAAGCTGCTCCAAACCCATCGGCGCAATCGGCGTGATAGATCATAATATCGGGCTGATATGCATCGGTCATAGCGCAAGTTGCTCCTGGATAGGGCTGCCGTGGCGGGTGGCTAGGGTTTGGTGGACGTGGGTCCACCATTGGCGGAGGGCTTCGGCTTCGGGCGCGGTGTGGTCGGGCGCGTAGAAGCGGGGGCCGAACGGCGGGCGCGTGCCGAAGCTGTCGTGCCAGTCGTGGCCTTCGTCGTAGAGGTCGGCCATGGCGGACAGGCGGGTGACGCGGCGGGTGGCCTCTGCCTGATCGAGTTTGCCCTGGGCGATCCAGCGCGGGTAATGCTGCGCGCGGCGATCGAGTTCCTGGCGCAGGGCGCCGCGCCGTTGGGCCCAGGTGAACCCGCCAGAGAGCGCCACAGGGGCGATCGGCGCAATGGGCGGGGTTGCGGTCAACACAGCGGCGTATCGCGCGTGATCGGCACCCCAGGCAGCGCAGAGCGCCAATTCGGTGTCGGCCTGTGCCTGTGTCATCTGCAGGCGTTCGACCTGGCGCGGGTAGGCGGCGCGGCGCGCGGCGAGTTCGCGCGCGAGTTCGGCGGCGATTTCGGGGTGGGGAATCATTGCAGCGTTGCCCCCATTTGCGCGGCGGTGGCCGTGGTGGCGGCCTTTTTTTCGGCGGCGGTGATCCAGTTGCGCAGGGCGCCGGTGAGGCCCTGGACCGAGCTGGCACGGATACCGCAGCATTCGACGGTGACCAGATCGCCGCGCTGGCCGACGCGGGCGCCGAATTTGCGTTCCATATTCATGCCGAGGGCGTCGACCAGGTGGCGCATGGCGATCGTGCGGCGATAGCGATCGGTTTCTTTTTTCTCGGACAGCGCCGTAGCCATGGCCATGCCGCGTTTCACCCATTCGATTACCGCCGGGAGGTAAGGCTTTGCGGGTGCGGCGGTCATACCGCTGGGCCAAATTCGGCGATCAGCGCGTCTGCCACGGCAATAGCCGCGCGGGCAGCGATCAGGGCCAGATCATGCAATTCGCGATCGGCATCGGTGGCGTCGATCGCGGTGATAACCGCACCCAGCGCAGCGGCGGCGAAGTATTCGCGCTTTGTCAGGCCATCTGCGACGAACCCATCACGGGGTGACTTGTTGCCGCCGGGAAAGGCGCGGTGCGAGCGATGGGTCATTTGTTGAAATCCATCTGCAGTTGGCGGGCGGCTTCGGCGCGGTCGAGGCGTTCGATTTCGGCCAGGAGGAGTGCGGCGGCCTTGACGAGGTCGCGGCGGCGCGGGGCGAGTTTGAATTCGCTGGGGAGCCAGGGCCAGATTTCTTCGGCGCTGTAGTGGACGGGGCCGAGGCTGTCGGCATCGGCGCGCTGTTCGTCGGGCAGCGCGGCATAGAGCGCCAGCACGGCGGCGTGGCGGGCCAGTTCGCCGTGGTGATGGGTATCATCGTGGTGCGGATCGTAGCCTTCGATCGCGATCTGGCGCAGGCGTTCGTCGGCGATTTCGGCCAGGACAAGCGACAGGGTCATCGGTTCAGTCCTTCAAGTCGAGCATTTCGGCGCTGGCGTTGAACACGAAGCGCGGCAGCGAATTGCCGCCGGCGCCGGGCGAAAACGAGATCGCCGCGACGGCAAATTCTGGGAATTCCAGACTGAACAGGCCATCGGCGGTGGCCGCGTTGATGGTGAAGCCATAGTTGCCCGCTTTGTCGCGCGCGGCGCGGAACTTGCCGATTTCGTTGTCGGCGGTCACCTGGACTTTGCCCGCGTCGGCATCGGTGCCGAATGCCAGGCGCAGGCGCTGTTCGGGCTGGGTCAACGAAATGCTGCGCGCCAGTTTTGCGCCGATGGTGATGCGGATGAAGCGGACGACGGTTTTCTTGTCGTTGCGGGTCAACTGGCCCGCGCAAACGCGGATGCCGTCGGATGGAATAGCCAACTTGCCACTTTTTGCGTGAGACGGCTTGACGGCCTCGATTTCTTCAAATGCCATGATGTGATCCCCGGATTTTGAGGAAAGCTGGACCCCGGATCATGTCCGGGGTGACGAAGAATTACAGGATGCGGAACAGGGCGACGGCGGCGGCGCCGAGAAGGCAGCCGGTGATGACGCCAGCGATCGCGGCGAGAAAGCCTGGCGCGGGACCGTCTGTGGCGGGTTCCACGGCGGCGGGGTAATCGATCGGGATGATCGGGGGCAATGGATCGAGGGGCATGTTGCGACTGGCAGCGATGCGGCGATCGAGATCTTGCGCGATGGCGGCGGGCGCATCGGTGGCGACCAGGCGCAGGCGCGCGCGGGGTGGCTGACCGATCATTGGTCGGGGGCCTTTTTGGCAAGGGCGCCGGCGAGCAGGGCAGTGGCGTCGGCTTGCAGCTTCGTCTCAAGCCGTTCGGCGGCGCGCAGCAAACCCGCGGCCAGACCTCGCGCGCCTTCGGGCGTAACGCGCTCTATAAGGCCTTTCTTTTCACGCGAAATAAGGATGCCAATGCAATGCTCGTCGCTGCCGATAAGGATTGTATCGCTGGCGCAAAAGTGCACGCCATCAACATCAAGACACGAGGCGTTAAAAACCGAATGATCAGGATCATCGATATGCTCGACGTATTCCGGGGTTTTTTTCAAGCTTCCGTTGTGCTTCACAATGCATCCCCTTCGTTGTCGATGCGGTCGATGGTGGCGAGGGTGAGCGCGGCGAGTTTGACCAGGCGGCGGCGGATGCGATCGTGCGGTTTGTGGAACTGCACGTCCTCCACGATGGCGCGGGCGCCGGTGTGGAGATCCTCGACAAACTGGCGCAAAGGGCGCCGCGCGTCTTTTTCGGGGGTGTGGCCGTAGTGGAAGATCTGATCGTGGCGCACGGCCATGACATCCTCCATCGCGCGGACCAGGGCATAAGTCGGTGTGGCCGGGTTGGGCAGATCCCCGGCCACACCGTCCGCCACGCGCCGGGCGGACCCGTCACATTGATCCCCACCGTGGATGGCGCGAGGCGGAATTTCGTTCATGATGCCGATCTTTCCCGAAAGGCCCGGACCAGCGCCGCGCGCTGGGCGCGGTGGCTGCGGATCAGGGCGTGGATCACTTCGGCGGCGTGCTTGTCGCCGCCGTGCGCCAGGCGCGCGGCCAGGCGTTCGGCAGGGCGCGCGATTTCGTCGGCGCGCGTGAGGGTGTAGGCGCGGCGGCGCGTCATTTGCACAGCCATTCGATGAACGCGCCGATCAGGCCGAATGCCGAGACGATGATCATCAACACCGTGAAGGCCGGCGCCGGATCGAGACCACCAGAGTGCGCGATGACGGCGACGAAAAACACGCCGCAGATGAGCACGCCGAACAGGATGCCGATGATCATGGTTGCACCGTCTTTTCTGCAGCACGTGCCTTTTCCCAGGCGATGAAGCGCTTGTTGCGTTTGCACAGCGCCGGAAAGTTGTGGCGATGGTACGCTTCGGCCGCATAGGACCGCGCGGTGTGGCCGCAGGCCGGGCAACTGAGGTTCATGGCCGCACCGTCAATTCGCAGGGCGGCGGATCGGCGCGGAAGCAATAGTGCGGTTCGGGCGCCGGGCGGGGCGTGGTGATCCACGCGAGGGCCGCGCCGCCGAGGCTGAACGCGACCATGGCACACAGGGCGACGAGATAGTCGCTGGCGTGCATTTGGGTGTCGGGGCGGATCATTCCGCCACCTGTTCGGCATTGGCGCGGCCCCAAGGCGTATCGACACCATGAACGATGCACTGCGGATCTTCGCCGTGCACTTCCATGCAACTGCACCCGCCGGGGCTATGCCCGATCACCTCGTGCAGCTCGACGACGAAGTGCGACCAGCCATGGTAGCGGACCATTGGCCGCCCACTGGTTTCACAGACGGCGATAACCTTGCGCAGCGCGGTTTTGCAACCGCTGCGAGTGGGCGAACGAAAGTTGATCCAATCGCCGGGCTGGTAGTTCGCGCCGGCGCTCATCGGGCATGCCCGTGCGCCGCAAGGCGGGACCCGATAGTCGCGCTTACGCGTTCGATCTCGCGAGCCAAATGATCTGTGAACAATTTGATAATGGGCGGACGCAAGTGATCATCCAGCGCGGCCATGACCAACACAAGAGAATGCCCAAGCGCCGTTGTCGCGTCGATCGACGCATTGGCGAAAGGGACTTCAGCCGCCTCGCGGGCATCCATGAATTTGATGACCGCTGCTTCGATCGCACTGCGTAATGCAATGACATCTTTGTCATTAGCGCTCATGCCGCATTCCCCCGATAGTCGCGGCCGCCGACCAGGTGCAGGTGGGCGGCGGCGTTGTCCATTTCGGCGGCGGCGGCGCGGTGGGCCTGATCGTCGAGGGTGGCGCCGCAGTCGGGGGGGATGAAACCGGCCAGCCATGCATCGACGGCGGATTTGATCCAGGCCGAGCGGCGGTGCGGTTGGGTGGTGAGCGTGCCGTCGCGCAGCAGCAGGGGCAACGGGCGGGGAAAATCGTGCTGGGCGATAAGCTGGCGCAGATAGACGATCATGCGCCGTTCGGACATCGCCGACTGGCCGAGTTCGCGGCGGATATAGAACAGCGTGCACGTGGTGGCGCACGGGTCGATGATGGGGGAACGCGATGCCATTGGGGCCTCCGTCGAGTGGACGGGGGCTTTATGTAACGAAACGCATTACGCCGTCAAGACGGGAAATATCGTAAAACGTTACTCGTTGTCATCGGGCGCATCTGCGCCACCGCGACAAAGTGCAGGATTGCTGGACCCGCGACAGGCGTAATCGTGCAAAATCACCACCGAAGGGCGCGTCAGGATGTAGAGGGAGAGACCGGCCAGCACGGCGCAGGCGAGCGCGATCGCCTCACCACGGCGCGTGAGCACGCGCCGATCGCGGCGGCCGGTGAAATGGTAGAGCATGGCCATGGGAACGGCGGCGCAGGACAAGGTGAGCAACAGGGCGATGGCACCGGCCGTGCTCTGTTGCAGCCACGCCATCACGCGGCGCGCTGGGACCGGACTGTGGCGCGATCAAGCAGCGCCGCAGTGGGCGCATCGGGATCCGGGATGTCGATTATGCGTGGTTCGGCGACGCGATCGATCATTTCGCGCTGCAGCGGATCGGCGGCGCGGTAGCGGCGCACCAGCTCCATTTCTTCGGCCCGCAAAAAGGCGTTCTGATCCTCATCGTTGAGCAGGTCGACCGCGGTGACACCGAACACCTGGGCGATGCGGCGGGCATAGTCGAGTGAGAATTCGATGTTGCCGCGTTCGAGTGAGCTGATCGTCATTTTGCTGACGTGGATAAGATCGGCAAGCTGTTGCTGCGATATGCCGCGCGCCTGCCGGAACTCGCGGATGCGATTGGGCCATAAGTCCATGGCCGGAAAGTGTAATACATTTCCTGACATGCTGTAGCCTTGGTTTGATTACGGCGCCCTTGTCAAGGTGTATCGATTTGCGTTACATCGAGGGCATGACCGAAATGGCACGCCCGCACCCGCTGCGCCAATGGCGGAATTCCCGCAAACTGTCGGCCGAGGCGTGTGCACGGGCAGTCGGCACAAGCCGGCAGGTGTGGTGCAGTTGGGAACGCGGGCTGTACCGGCCCAGCGCCGCCTTCATGGATCGCATCCGCAAATTTACCGATGGGCAGATCAGCGCGGACGATTTTTTCCACAGCGTGGAAAAAGCCGCGTGATCGGGGATCAGGATCTGCATGTGATTGCGGCGAAGCGCGGTGAATGGGGCGTGCTGATCATTATCGACGGGGTCGAGATGCATTTGCCTGCGCGCCGTGTGCCTGCGTTTCTGGGCGCGGTTGAGGGCGCGCTGTTGGTGGCCAAGGGTGAACATGCTGCGCAGGTGGGCCCATGAGCGAGGCGGCACACCTGCCGAAAGTGCGCGTTGTCGAGCATGACGAGGGCGACCGCGTGGCGCTGATCCTGCCGCATGGCGTGGTGATGATGACGCCGCATGAGGCAATGGCGCTGGCGGGGGAATTGCACCTGGGCGCGATCGAGGCGGCGTTGCGCAAGACGATGCGGGGGCTGTTGCCGTGACCCTGCTGTCTGTCACCGAGATCGAGCGCGAGCTGCGCGCCAATGCGCTGGCGATCGGGCGGCAGTGTCTGCCCGGCGCGGTGGAAGAGGGCAGCCATTTGTGTGCCGGATCGATCGCGGGCGAGCCGGGGCAATCGCTGAAACTGGCGATCAGGGGCGACAGCAAGGGGTGGTGGCGCGACTATGCGGGCACCGACGGTGGCGACATGCTCGACCTGATCATGGCCACGCAGGGGTGTCGCAGCAAGGGCGAGGCGGTGGCGATCGCCAAGCAGTGGCTGGGCAAGGATGATGATTTTGGCCGGGTGCGCCATGCGCCGCCGAGTGCGGACGAGCTGGCAGCGCGGGCCGAGCGGCTGCGGCTGATCCAGGAGCGCGAGGCGGCGAAGGCGGCACAGACGCGGACTGCCAAGATCAAGGGGGCGCGCGCGCTCTATCTGCATGCGCTGGCGCGCGGGATCGCGGGGACGCCGGTCGAGGCCTATCTGCAGGGGCGCGGCTTGCGTGCGGGCGACCGGTGGCCCGGGGCGTTGCGGTTTCATCCCGAGGTTTACAACAAGGAGCTGGGCGACAAGGCGCCGGCGATGCTGGCGCCGATGTTTCTGGCCGATGGCACGCATGTGGCGACGCATCGCACCTGGTTGCAGCCATGTGCGCGGCGGGGATGGACCAAGCTGGACGTGGGCAGCCCGAAAATGGTGATCGGGCCGATGCGCGGCGCGTTTGTGCCGATCAACAAGGGCGCCAGTGGCAAGCCGATGTCGGCGATGCCGGAAGACGAGCCGGTCTATATGACCGAGGGGATCGAAGACGCGATCGTGGTGCGGATGGCGCGGCCCGAGGCGCGGATAATCTGCGCGGTGAACCTGCCCAATATGGGCATGGTGGTGTTGCCGGCGGCGGCGCGGCGGCTGACGATCGTGGCCGATCGCGACACCAAGCCCACGGCGATCGACGCGCTGGAGCGTGCGATTGCGGCGCAGCAGGCGCGCGGGCTGGACGTGCGCCTGGTGATGCCGCCCGTGGGGTTCAAGGATCTGAACGAATGGCTGTTGATGGGCCATGCGGCGCGGGAGGCATAATGAACCAGCGCACGCACCGCGCGTCGCAGATGGCGCGGATGAATTTGGGATGCCGAGCGAAAGCGGGCGATGAAGTGGCGGGGAGAATGCACACGAGCCGAACCGCCATGGAGCCCGTTAGTAGGGCCGACGTGGGCCGCACCACGTCTGCAACGTCTGAGATTATGGACGTGACGGCGGGAGAGAACGCACCAGAATTCCAGATACCCGGCGCGGGGTTCCAAACAGACGACAAGGGCAGCGACTGCGATGCGTTGACAGCGGAAGTATTAAACGGGTCTGCGCTGGGTGCTGCGTCGATCGAGCCCGTGAATGTCAGCGAATGCCCCACTTTTTCGCAGCCGGCGCGGTTGGCGCTCCCAACATCGAGCGCGATGGACGACATGGCTGCGGCATCGCGCATGTCTGTGGCCCAGGCGCGCGCCCATGGACGCCTGGATGTGCCATTTCTGGCGGATGGCGCGGACGGCAAATTCTGGTGCGCGACGTGTGAATGGCGAAAGCCGCTGTGGTTTGGTCGCGACTGCATCGAGGCGGGTTGCGCGCTGAAAGGTCGCGCATGACGCGGCGCAAGGCGACGACGGCCCCCGACCCGCTGACAGAGATCGGCGATGCGCTGGAAAATCCCGAGGCGGCGCCGACGATGGCCGCACCGGGCGACCGGGTGCGCGATGACGATGGTGACGATGGTGAGCCGTTTCCGCTCGATTGTCCGGTAGTGCCGCTGGGTATTCAATCGACCATCGACGGGTCGCAGCGGTGTTACTATCTGAACGTCAATGGCGAAATTGTTTCGCTGGAAGCCGGGAACAAGCACGGGAAGAACAACCTTGTGCATCTGTTCGGCAAGAGCGCCAAGTATCTGGAAAAGGCGTGGACGAAATGGTCGGCGCCGAAGAAGGAATACTCAAAGGCTGACAAGGCCTGGATCGAGGTTGAGCCGGCGCGGCCGATCGGGTTTGACCAGGCCGAGGCGAGCGCGGCGCTGATCATGGAATGCAGCCGCCGGGGGATTTTCGACCCGGCGGGCCGGTTGCGCGGGCGCGGTGCGCATGCGGTGACGGGCGGCGGCCTGGCGCTGCATGTTGGTGATGGCGTGGCGGCCGTGGTGCCGCGTGCCAATGGCGCCATGGGGGCGATGGCCTGGTATGATACCGGGCTGTATGAGCGGTTTGTCTATCCGGCGGCGGCGCCGTTGGCGCGGCCGTGGCCGCAGGCGGTGTCGCCCGATGTTGCGGTGGAACTGGCCGCGTTGCTGCGCACCTGGAACTGGAAGCGGCCGGCGCTTGACCCGGTTTTGCTGCTGGGCGCGATCGGGCAGGGCTTTATCGGCGGGGCGCTGGGCTGGCGATCGAACGTGTGGATTACCGGGGCGCGTGGCACCGGCAAATCGGCGCTGAACGGCAAATACGGGATCTGCCCGGCGATCTATGGCGACATGCTCTTTCGCACAGGAAATTCGAGCGCGGCGGCGATCCGGCAGAGCCTGAAGAATTCGACCGTGCCGGTGATGCTCGATGAGATCGAACCCAGCGCGGACAACCGCCAGGTGACGCAGGTGATCGAACTGGCGCGGATCGCATCGAGCGGCGACAACATGCACCGCGGCGGCCAGGATCACCAGGCGCACGAATTCACGCTGCAATCGCCGTTCTGGTTTTCGTCGATCAATATTCCACCGATCGAGGCATCGGACCGGTCGCGACTGGCGATATTGGAGCTGAAGCCCTTTACCGCCGACATGGTGGCGCCGAATTTCCGCAAGTATGACTTTGCGACGATGGGGCGGAAGCTGTTTCGGCGGATGGTCGACGGGTGGAGCTATTTCCGGCCGACGTTTGATGCCTATCACAGCGCGTTGCTGGCGCGCGGGCACGAGAGCCGGGGTGCGGATCAGTTTGCGACGTTGCTGGCCTGCGCGTGGGTGCTGCTCAACGACCAGGCGCCGGATGACGAGGACGTTTCGCATTGGATCGAGCATTGCCGGCCGCAGCGCATGGCCGAAGTCAACGACGCAACCAGCGACGAAGAGGCATGCATTCTGCACCTGACAACATTCCTGGTGCAGCCGCGCGGCAAGGATAGTCGCGAGGCGATCAGCGAGCTGGTGGGGCGGTGGGTGCACAACTCGATCAACCCCAGCGAATTGCCGGGCGCGGATGCCACGCGCAGCTATGTCGAGCAGATCGGGCTCAAGGTGATGAACGCGGTTTGGCATCCGGCCGAAGGCGACAAGCCGGGGCGGTGGGGCGCGGAAACGTTCATGCCGCGCAGTGCGCCGGGTTTCCTGGCCGTGGCGGCGCGGCACCAGGAGCTCGACAAGATCTTCTCGGGGACCAAGTGGCAGGGCGGCGTGTGGAAACAGACGCTGGCGCGTGTGCCTGGCGCGATCGAGGGCGTGACGATCAGCTTTGCGCGGGCAAAGATCCGCGCGGTGATGGTGCCGCTGTGCGCGATCATCGATGAGAGCGAGTTGCCCGAGCTGAGCCGTGAGGCCGCGTTGACGGAGTGGCTGGCGCAGCAGAAAGGGGCCGAGGTATGACCCCGGCCCCTGTTGGTGCGGTTAGGTTGGCGGGCTTAGCTGTATGCTCCGATGATCAGGGCCTCGATCAGCGTGGATCGTGGGCCCGGTTGTGCGTCGATCAGGGCGAGTGCCTGCGGGCTGAGGGTTATCAGGACATCGCGGCGTTTTTCGCCTGCGGGCTTGGTGGGGCGACCTCGGGGGCGTTTTTCGGTCATGGATTAGGCCGTCACTTCGGCCGCGCGCGCTTTGTTGGCCCGGCGGTTGGCGTCGTTTTGTGCAATAGCCTCGTCGGTGGCGTCATTTGCATAAGCCCAGACCTTACGGGCAAAAAATGCCGCGTGATATGCCAGCCAATCTTGCTCGGACCGCACCACAGTATTCGGGACATGCCGCCAGTTACCCAAAGCCGTTATCAGCATCGCGGGATATACCGGGGGTGCGTAAAAAAGCGGCGCGCCGTCGAAGCCATCCGGCGCTTCCTCAGTCAGTGCGACCGGTTTGTCAGTCGGGTGTTGAAGTGCGATTTGGCCAGGTTGATTGCCGTGGCGGGCGTAAAATACGGGCAGAAATTCCATAGCCTCGATCCTTTCCGTTTTGGGTTAAAGCCGAACGCGCGCAGCGAGTTGTTCAGCGGTTTGGCCGCCGATCCATGCGTTGTTGATGGCGTCGCAGATCGACTGTTCGAACTGATAACGCAGGTCATCATCCATCGTTTCCAGCTCGGTGCGCGCCGCAACAATGTCGAACGCGCCATTGAGTACAGCCAGCTCGGTTTCGCTGAACCCTTCGGTGTTGCTGTCGGTGAACTGAGCCATGATCCTGATCCTTGCATTTCCGTCCGGCCCTGCGCCGTCCTGATAAGCAATAAATACATATGCCGAAAACATACGTCAACAGGTTTTTTGCATATGTCGAAAAATGGTGCCAGTAGGTTTCACGGCCTTAGTTGGGAAACATTTCGCTCCGGCTTTTCAGAACCTAAAATCCCCGTCAATACGTTTGCGGTGTTAAGTTTTGCGTCGGTCCTGGCGCCGACTGGCGGCCGCAGCGTAGGCGCAGCCGGAGCGGTGCGCGGCCGCACATTTCAACCCCGGCCCGCGTCCTGGTGCAGTTGCTTGGGGTGCGTCTTGGTTTCGCGTTTGACCCCGGCCCGTTTGACTGCGATAAGATTGGTCAGCCAGCTTGCCGCGCCCATTGGGTCAGGGGTTGCGGTTGCAAGTGCAACCGTGCTGCAACCGTCCTGCAACTGGCAATCAATTGATATCATTGGCTTTTCGTGTGTGGTTGCGCGGTTGCACGTCGTGGCCTCGCGTGATGCGCATGTGGGCGCGTGTGTGCACGCCTATGCGCGTATACGTGCGCGTATCGCTGCAACCATGCAACCATTCACTAATCTATATATAAAACATAGGTTTAGTGGTTGCAGAGCGGTTGCAGCGCGGTTGCACCTGCAACCGGCGATATCGCCACGATCGGTCGCGCCGATCTCGTCGCCTGGCCTGAATATTCTAGGGGGCAGATATGCGTGCTGCGCACCTGGGCGCCTGATCCGGGGTAATTCGGGGGCAGTGCGACGGGAAACTTTGGGATTTGGCCGCGCGGGCGCGATCGGTCGAGCGCTGGGCGAGAATGGCGGATTTCTGCGGTTTTTCGGCGAGGCGCTGGGCTCTGTTGGAAGGGTGATGTTGGAAGGGTGGGCGGAAGGGGCTGTAATCGTGCGGTTTTCTTCGGCGCTGCATCTGCCTGACAGGCTGGCGCGCTGGGTGCGGTCGACGGTCACCATGGGCCATCCGGGGGGCGTTTTGGGCCCGCGATCGGGGGCGGGTGCCCCCAGCGGCCCGCGCCCTTCGCTCGCTCCCTGCCACACCCAATTTTCCGAAAATCGTTGTGATGCGACCTGTGGAGGGCGCGCAAAGGTCAGGCCCTGGGGAACGGGTCGGGGTGGGGGCTATCGGGTTTTTGGAAGAGCGGATCGGGGTGCTGAATTGCGCGCCCCGTGCGCCGCTGGGCAAACGCTAGGCGGGGGATTTGACCGTGTCAAAGCTTTCTGACGGTGTTTCCACCGCGGCGGCGGAAATGGTCGATCAGGCCAAGAAGGCGCATGACGCGCGCGACCTGACGCGGCCGGAACAGCTCGATCTGCTGGGCGTGCCCACGCCCACCGAAATGCTGGAGGCCCGGCGCAAGCTGGGGCCGAAGGCGAGCGCGCTGGAACTGACGGCCGAGGCACGCCGGGGCAGGCCGCCGGGCGCGAAGAACCGGGCCGGGCAGGACTTTCGCCGGTACATCATGGGCTTTGGCCAGGACCCGGCGATCACGCTGATGCAGATCCAGTCCACGCCGGCCGAGATCCTGATGGAACAATCGCGGCGGACCTATACCCGGATCGACCGGCACGGGAACCCGCACGAGATCGTGGTCGAGCTGAGCTATGGCGAGGCGCAGCAGTTGCGCAAGCAGTGCGCGGCCGAGCTGATGCCGTTCATCCATGCCAAGCAGGCCGCCGTGGACAAGGATGGCGAGGCGGTGGCGCCACTGATCATCGCCGGCAGCACGCACACCCAGCAGCAGGTCAACGATATCATCAACGCGGGCACGCTCGACGTCGATTGGGACGAAGTCGATGACTGAGGCGCGCGTGCTCAATTCGCCCGGGCCGATCGCGGATGCGTTCCGCCAGTCGCGCGCGTTCATCAAGATCTGCGTCGGGCCGGTGGGGTCGGGCAAGACGATCGCCGCGCTGGCGTCGGGGCTGGAACTGGCATCGCGGCAGGGCGGCCGGGTCGACAGCAAGGGCGTGCTGCGGCGCAAGGCACGGATCGGCGTCATCCGCGAAAGCTATCCCAGCCTGGAAGCGACCACGCTGAAATCGTGGTTCAACATCGTGCCCCGCGACAAGGGCTTTTCGATGCGGGCGCCCTATACGCACAAGTTTTCCAAGATCCTGAAGACCGATCCGGAAACCGGCGCGATCCTGGAACGGCTCGATTGCGAATTCGAATTTCGCGCGATCGGCGATCAGGGCGTGGAAGCCGCCTGCCGTGGCTGGGAAGTCAACGCGGTGATCGTGGATGAGGCGGATATTCAGCCGCCCGATCTGATCCCGTTCCTGACCGGTCGCGTCGGCCGCTTTTCCGACCTCGACCCCAAGATGGTGATCGACCCGCAGATCATCGTGGTGATGAACATGCCCGATGTCGAAAACCATGCCTATCGCCTGGCATTCGACAAAGCACTTATCGACCTCGATCCGGAAGCGGATGTGATCCTGCAGGACTGGCTCGGGGATCGCGAGCTGATCCAGACCTTTGTGCAGCCCGGCGGCATGGAAGCGGGCGCGGAGAACCTGCACAATCTGGAAGGCGGCCGCGCGTACTATGTGCGCCAGATCGCGGCGAACAAGCACAAGCCCGGCTATGTCGATCGCATGGTGCACAACAAGCCGGTGGCGCTGATGCACGGTCTGCCGGTCAACCCCGATTTCGATCACCGGCTGCACGTCGTGGAGGGGCTGAAATGGGACCGGCGGTTCAAGCTGATCGTGGGCGTGGATCAAGGCTTGTTCGCGGCGGCAGTTCCGCTTTACCGGAACGAATTGAACCAAGTCCGCACCCTTGGCGCACTGGCCAATCTGGCCCCTAACGGTCGGGAATTGTTGAAAGTTGGCGCCGCGCAGTTCGGCCGGATGCTGCGCAAATACCTGCTGGAAAAATTTTCGATCACGCATGCCGATCAGCTTCGCGTGGTGGGCGATCCGGCGATGTTCCTGTCGAGCGACCGGCCAGACGATGACTATGACTGGCGCGAGGTTTTCGAAAATGCGCTGGGGTTCAAGGTCCATCGGGCCAAGACGAACAAGGCATCGCTGCGCAACGAAGTGATCTGGAAGGCGATGAAGGAATTGCACGGGTACCAGATCGATGCCGGGGCGACGCACCTGATCAAGGCCCATGCGGGCGGATACCGCTATTCGAAGGCAGAGACATCGACCGGCGAAACGCGCGGCGAACTGTCGATTGCCGATACGATCTTCACCCACGTCGCCGACGCAGAGCAGTATGCGGCACTGGAAGGGCAATACACGATGGCCGATGTTCGCGGGCGCGAGCGAAAGCCGCAAAATCAGATCATCCGTTTCAACACCAATTACGATGTTTTTTCCAACCTTGATTGATGGAGGGTACAATGGCTCAAGCAGCTTTTCTTCCCATTTTGCTTGCCGGGGTTAGTGCGGCGGGCACGGTCGCGGCGCTCGTCGACCGGCCCAAGGCGCCGGTGGTGCCGCCGCCGGTCAGCCTGAACCAGGCGCAGCAACAGCAGAACGCGCAGGACAGCCTGCTTGGCCGCATGGGCAGCGCCGCTGACATGCTGACCGGGCCGAATGGGGCGCAGCCGATGATGCCCGGCCCGAAAACCTTGCTGGGGAACTGACATGGCGATGATCGAAAACCCCGCCTATGCGGCGATCGTGAGCGGCCGGAAGATCACCCTGGCGCTGGCGCAGTGCGACAAGGATACCAAGCACGAGCTGGGTGTCACGCTGACGGCCGGCGAAGGCGACTGGCTGATCCGGCAGGGCATGGATGTGATGCTGGTCAAGGATTGGCCACTGCCCACCGGCGAGACCGAACGCCGGTTCAACACCTGGATCATCCGCGTGGCCAATCGCGAGCTGGGGCGGGTGACCGTGCCGCAGCACGTGCTGCGCGCCCATGGCCAATACACGCTGTCGCGCGCGCTGTGCGTGCCCGAACGAGTGGCCGCCCCCGAATAATTCGAAAGGATGTCCCATGCCAGTCGATCAGGACCAGGTGCAGATTTTGCTCAAACGGCACGAAACACTGTGCGAGCAGCGCCGCGCGCACGAAAGCCTGTGGCGCCAGTGCGAGCGCTGGGCCGACCCCTATCAGCAGGGCGGTTTCTACAAGCTGACGCCCGGCTATCAGCGCGACCAGCACCTGACCGACGATACGGCGGTGTCGGGGCTGGAAACCTTTGTGGCGGCGATGCAGGCGATGCTGTTGCCCGATGGCGAACAGGTGACCAAGCTGTGGACCACCAACCAGACGCTGAACGCCATGCCCAAAGTGCAGAAATGGCTGGCAGGCGCGGCGGAACGGCTGCACGCGTGCCGCAATGCGCCGCACACCGGGTTTGCCAGCCAGAGCCCGCTGCGCTGGCGGCAACTGGGCCTCTATGGCACCGGGGCGTTCTGGACGGATGAAAACGTCGGGATCGGCCTGTCGTATCGCACGCTGCACTTGTCGGAGATCTTCATCGACGATGATTTTCGCGGCATGGTCGATACGATCCATCGCCGGTTTCGGCTGACCGCGCGGGCGATCGCGCAGATGTTCCACGATGACGCGATCGCGCGGTGCCCGAAAGTGATGGAGGCGCTGCGCGCGGGCAAAGTCGATCAGAAATTCCATGTGGTGCACGTGGTGCGGCCCAACAGCCATTGGGAAGCGGGCCGCATGGATATCGACGGGTTCCCGATCCAGAGCCTCTATGTGATCGAGGAGGACAAGACGCTGGTGTCGGCGCGCGGGTTCTACAGCCCGCCGCTGGCGGTAAGCCGCTATACCCTGGCGCCCAACGACCCCTATGGCGTCGGGCCCACGGCGATGAAGATCGGCACGATCAAGATGCTGAACCAGATGGGCCATGACTATATCCGCGCCACCCACCTGAACCTGTCGCCGCCCGTGCTGGTGCCCGAAGAAGGCGCGTTCAACCGCATGAGCATGACGCCCGGCGCGGGCATTCCCGGCGGCATGATCAACGGCAAACGGCAGATGGAGCCGTTCCTGGCCGGGGTGCAGACCGCCTATGCCGAAAAGGCGATGGAAACCTATCAGGCGGGGGTCGAAAAAACCTATCTGACCAACGCGTTTGCCATCATGCAGGAACCGATCGACCGGCAGACGGCCACCGAATATCTGGGCCGCAAGCGCGAGGCGATGGCGCTGCAGGCGCCGAATGTCGGGCGTCAGCTTGCCGAAAGCCTGACACCGCAAGTGGCGCGCGAAATGGATATCCTGTTGCGCGCGGGCCAGATCGACCCGCCGCCGGGCGAGCTGCGCGAGGCGCGCGCGGGTCTGCGCTACGAATTCGTCAATCCGTTCACCACGGCGGCCAAGTCGGCCGAGGCGCAACAGTTCCTCACCGGGTTGCAGGCACTGCAGCCACTGGCCGAAATCGACCCGAGCGCGATGGACGTGGTCGATACCGACGCGGCGCCGCGCGGGGTGATGCTGGCGCTGGGCGTGCGGGCCGACTGGCTGGCCGATCCGGACCAGGTGATCGCCAAGCGCCAGCTTCGCGCGCAGCAGCAGCAGCAGGAACAGTTGACCACGGCGGCGCCGGCGATGAGCCAGGCGATGCTGAACATGGCGCAGGCGGGCAAGGCCGCCGGGGCGATGGCATGATGCTTGGCAAATGGCGAATGCGGGAGCTTGATCGGAAGATCAGGGCGGCGCGCAAACAGTCGTTTGATGTGGTGTTCGACCTGAACGGCCCAAACGGCGTGCATGCGGGCCGTGTGCTGGCCTATCTGCGCGAATTTTGTCACGCGAATACGACTACGGCGACCGGAGATATGTACGACATGGCGGTGCGCGAGGGTCGGCGCCAGGTCCTGTTGCAGATCATGTCGATCCGCAACTTTCAACCCGAAGATATCAATCCCCTGACGGAGGTGCACGATGAGTTTATCCGACCTGATGAGTTCAAATGATGGCGGTGCGGCCCCGGGCGGGGCGCCCCCTGCGGCAGGCGATGGCGCACCCGCCGCGCCCGCCACGCCCGATCCGCAACTGACTTATGCGCCCTGGATGGATGCATTCGGCACTGAACCGCTGGGCGAAGGCGCGCCCAGTGCGCGCGACTGGGTGGCGCAAAAGGGGTTCAAGAGCCCCGATGAAATCGCCCGGTCGGCGCGCGAGGCGGAGCGCGCGCTGCATGCGCGCATCCCCATTCCCAAGGCCGAGGAAACCGACAAATGGGCCGAAGTGTGGAACAAGCTGGGACGGCCGGAAACGCCCGACAAATACACCATCGGCGCGCCGGACGGATTTCAGCCCGACCCGACCTTCACCAAAGCCTTTGCCGAGAGCGCGCATGCGGCGGGCCTGACGCAAGCCCAGGTCGAAGGGATCGTGGGGTGGTGGAACAATACCGCGATCCAGTCGATCGAGGGCGAAAAGGCCCGCGTCGATGCGCAAAAGGCCGCGCTGCAATCCGAATGGGGGGCCGATTACGGCAAGAACCTGCAATTCATGCGGCGCGGCGCCGAAGCGCTGGGATTTGACAAGGGCGCTGTCGACAAGCTGGGCGGCGCATTCGGTGTGGATGGCGCGGCCAAGATCCTGGCCGATCTGGGCAAGCGCACGTCGGAGGATCTGTTGCGATCGGGCGAAAGCGAGATTGTCAGCCTGAGCGTGCCGGAATTGCAGGCCGAGCTTGACCGGCACAAGCGCGAGAACGGTGCGGCGATCCGGTCGGGTGATGCCGTGGCGCGCGCGACCTATGACCGGCTGATCGCGCAACTGGCGGCAGCGAAGAAGGCGGCGGCGAAGCGCGATTGAATAGCCGCTTGACGGGCGCCCTGTCTTTGACGGATAAGGGCGCCCTCAACGCCGGATAAGCCGCATAACCCGTTTCGGGGCGGCCCCGGCGCCGGCGGTGCCGTTACACCCGCTCAAGCGTGCGTCAAACGCCAGACAAGGCCGGGCCTGCCCACAAGCCTTTCGATCGATGTTCAACCACATCTTTCGGGAGGCCCGCATGGCTGACCAGGTCTATGTTACCGAGAAAATCACGTTTCAGTCCAATATGGAACTGGCCCTGCAGCCGCGCGGTGGCGAGCTGCTGACTACCTGCATGGAAGGCGATCTGGACGGCATTCTGGCCGAGATCGAGGATTTCTTCGGCGCGGTGGAAACCGAAACCGTCGAAGGGCGCCACGTGCCGATCGTGCCCACCGATGGCGCGCAAACACGCCTTTGGCTGGGCAAGCCCGCGCCGGATTATTTCGACAAGCTGGTCAACAAGCAGGACCAGTTGATGGCCAATATCGACCTGACCGGTGGTTACACCATGCAGGGGTCGGCGGCCATTCGGCGATACCACAACCGCCAATGGATCAACGGCTTTTTCGGTGGCCGTCTGACCGGGCAGGGCGGCACGGCAGGCACGACCGTGGTGCCATTCCCGACCGCGCAGGTGATCCCGGCCAATTTCGGCTATGGCGCCAGCGGCAGCAACCATCTGAACGTGGCCAAGATCATCCAGGCGCGCACGGTGCTGGCCCTGGGCGATGTCGATTTCGACCAGTCGATGGCCTATATCATGGTTACGCCGATCCAGATGGGCGATCTGATGAAGGAAGTACAGGTTACCAGCGACGAATTTCGCGCGCTGGGCGGCCGGGCCTCGGCGGACGGCAAGAAGATCATCCAGTTCCTGGGCTTTGAATTCATCGAAGTGAACCTGGCCAGCCCCAGCTATGCCACGCGATCGCCGACCACCTATACTTCGCCCACCACGGGCCAGCTGGTGCGCAAGCTGCCGTTCTGGGTAAAGGCCGGGGTCTATGCCGGGTGGTGGGAACGGCTGTTCACCAACATCACGTTGCGCGAGGATCTGCACTACGAAACGCAGGTCTATGCCCGCAGCTGCATGGCCGTCACGCGCACGCAGGACGGCATGTCGGGCTTTATCGAATGCTACGAAAGCTGAGGTAGCGCGCACCGCGTGGCACGCGCCACGCGGTGCCGTCTGCCCCCCAACGAAAGGGTTGAGACATGCCATTTGGTTATTCGGTACAGGCCCAGCAATTCTGGGGCACGACCCCGCCGCAGTTGATGGATGGCGGCGTGGTCAATGCAGAGCGCCGGTCGTCGACGTTCGTGATCACCGGCGCGTCGCTGGTGGCACAGGGCGTGGGCGCGGCGAACGATATCGTGCTGATCGGCAAGCTGCAGGCAGGCGCCTATTTCGTCGACCTGCAGGCGCAGAGCGATACCACGCTGACGGGCGTTACGCTGGAATTCGGGTATGGCACCACGCCGCTGCCCGCCTCGATCGTCAGCGCCACCACGTTTGGCTCGATCGTCGCCCCGGCGGCGAACACGCTGAACACGCTGCGCCCGGTGGCGCAGCGCGTGGCGGGGCAGGTTACCGCCGACCAGTATCTGTTCATGACGATCGCCAACGCGGCGCTGCCGACGGCGTTCAACATGGAACTGCTGCTGAATTACATGATGACGAACTGAGCGCGCGGCCCCGGTTCGCCGGGGCCGCCGCAGTGTAGGAAACGGCGATGGCTGCATATTATTACCAGATCCCGGCCGGGGGCCGCGTGCAGGATGTGTCGGTCGGCGCCGGAACGCCCTCGATCGCCGCAGACACTATCTCGGTCATCTTCAACAAGACGGTCGAGATCAACCGCAACGACGTGATCATGGCGCTGGAACAGATCAAAATGGCGATTTTGGAAAACACGTTCCCGCCGGTTTGACGGAGCGCGGCCGATGCCATCGAAAATCGCCATCTACAATCTGGTTGCGGGCCATCTGGGGCAGGACGAAGTCCTGTCCTTTCCCGCGATCGGGCCGCTGGGCGATGCGATCGCAATGTTCTGGGAAACGGCGCGCGAAAACACGCTGCGCGCCAACACCTGGCATTGTGCGCGCACGCGGGTGACACTGGCACCCACCGCCGTACCGCCCGCGTTCGGCTATACCAACGCATTCAATCTGCCGGGCGATTTCGTGCGTATTGTCCAGGTCAGCATATCGGGATTTGGCGATTTTCGCGACTATGTGCGCGAAGGTCGCCAGTTGCTGTCGAATTTCGCACCGCTCAATCTGGTCTATGTCTATGACCTGAAAGAGGTCGATTATTTCGACGCCGATCTGGCCATGGCCTTTTCGCTGATGATCGCCGGGCTCGCCGCTGAAAAAGTGACCGGCGATGGCGATCTGGGCCAGCGGCTGATCCAGCAATTCCATGACAAGTATGACGATGCCGCACAGGCCGATGGCATGGAAGATCCGCCGTTGCAATTTGCCGAAGACGACTGGATCAACGCGCGGTGGAATGCCTCATACGGCCCGGTTGCCGCCGGATACCAGTAAGCCGTGGGCAACCAGCATGTCCTGATCGACAGCTTTGCGGGCGGCCAGATCTCGCCCCGCCTGTTCGGCCGCAGCGATCAGGGCATCTGGGACATCGCCGTTGCCAGCATGGTCAACTTTGCGCCGACGGTCGAAGGGCCCGCGATCAAGCGCAGCGGATCGCAACTGGCGGGCGTGGCGGCGGCCGGGGCGACCACGATCCTGCCGTTTGAGTACAACGCGACCGAGGCCTATGCGCTGGTGTTTTCGCAAGGGCTGGTGACGGTCTATTACGACGGTGCGATCCTGACCAATGGCGGCACGCCGGTGACGATCGCGGTGCCCTATGCCGCCGCCGATGCGCCCGGGCTGATGTACTGGCAGGATGCCGACGTGCTGTATCTGTGCCACCCAGGCTATCCCCCGGGCAGCATCAACCGCACCGGGGCCAGCACGTTCACTTATACCGCGCTGGCGCTGAAGGCCGGGCCCTATCAGCAATCGAACAGCGACCGCACGATCACCGTCTATCCCAGCGGCACGACGGTGGATGCATCGGTGACATTGACGGCCAGCAGTGCGATATTCCAGTCCGGGCATGTCGGCGGGTCGATCCAGCTGCAGGCCGCGGATTTTTCCGCCTATGTGCAGTGGAGCCCGGGCATACAGGTGGCCGCCGCGCAATATGTGTGGTGGGAGGGAAATCTCTACCAGCAGCAGAACGGCAATTGCACCGGGGCGACGCCGCCCACGCACACGCTGGGTTCCGAATGGGATGGATCGGACGGGCCCCCGCCGAGCAGTTCGACCAACGAGGGCGTGCTGTGGCTGTTTGTGTGCAACCAGTTCGGCCAGTTCACCATCACCGGCACGACCGGCACGCCGACCAGCCCCAGCACGACCTGCACGGCCACGGTTACCCAGGCCGCGCCGCCGTGCATGTCGACCAGCAGCTATGCCACCTGGCGCTGGTCTTTGCCGATGTTCTGCACCGCGAATGTCTGGCCCAAAGGGTGCCTGATCTGGAATGGGCGCCTGATCTTCTACACCGATTTCTGGATCATCGGATCGGTGGTCAATGACTTCCTGAATTTCAACACGTTCGACCCAACCGGGCTGGTTCAGGCGGATCTGTCCTATTCGTTCCGCATCGACGGGTCGGACGCGATCCAGTGGGCGGCGGTGGATCTGCAACTGGTGTTTTCGACCACGCGCGCCGAATATATCGTGACCGGGCAGAACAGCAGCGCCGCGGTCGACAGCACCAATATCCAGGTGGTGCGCCAGAGCAATTACGGCAGCGTGCCGGTGCGCCCGGTGCAGGCCGAAGAGCGCGTGATCTTTATCCAGCGCGGCGGCCGCAAAGTGCGCGAAGGGCTCTATTCGGTGATCTATGGCCGATACCAAAGCCAGAATGACACGGTGTGGTGCCGCGACCTGGTGCAGCCGGGGATAAAGCGCCTAGCCTGGCAACAGGAAACCGAAGAGCTGATCTGGGCGCTGCGCAACGATGGCATTGCGCTGGTCCATGCCTTCAACCCCGACCAGCAGGTAAAAGGCTGGTCGCAAGTGCCGATCGCCGATTTTGGCGGGGCGAATGCCAATGTGATCGACATGTGCAGCACGCCCAATGTCAGCGGCACGACCGATGTCATGTGGTTTCTGGTCGAGCGCGCGGGCGGCGTGATCACGGTGGAATACCTGAACGATTGGTGGGTAGAAGGCACGCCGATCGCGCAGGGGCGATTTCTGGACGGCGCGCTGTCGTATTCGGGCGCGCCAGCGACACATTTCGGCACCGGGGGCAGCGGGTTTCCATCGAACTATTACGGACAGACGATCAGCGTGCTGGCCGATGGCGTGGTGACATCGGCGGTGGTGGCCGGCGATGGCAGCTTTACACTGGGCACGGCGGCCAGCCAGGTTACGGCGGGCATCCTTTATACCGCGCAGATCGTCGGCCTGCCGCCGAAACTGGTGAACCGGGCGGGCGGCCAGAGCGAGCTGGTGAAAAAGCGTCTGATCAAGGGCATCATGCGGGTGATCAATTCGGCGGGGCTGTTCCTTAGCAGCCTGTTGACGGCAAAACCCACCGAAATGCTGCCGCGCCCGCAATCGACCCCGATGGACAGCGCGCAGCCGCTGTATGACGGGCCGACCAATGATCTGTTCGTGGCCGACAGCACCAACCGCAACGGGCAATGGGTGATCACCAGCCAGTTGCCGTTGCCCGCGATCGTCAGCCAGATGCGTCTGGAATATACGACGGAGGAACAGACGTGATCGCGTTTGAACCGATGCGGGCGGCCCACGTGCCGATGATCCAGCTTCGCGCCGGGCAACATGGCACGCTGGGGCTGCATGAGCCGCAGATGACCGAGGAATATGGCTGGCAACTGATCGGCGCCGGGCCGTGCTGGGCCGGGATCGAGGCGCATAGCGGCCGGGTGGCGGGGGCGGCGGGGTTCACCGTGGTCTATCCCCAGCAGGCGGCGGCCTGGGCGCTGTTTTCCGAATGCTTTGCCGACCATACGCGCGCGGTGGTGCGGTTTGTGCGCGAACAGATCGTGGCGGGGCGATGGGCGCGCGTGGAGGCGATGACGCGGTGCGACCGGCCCGAACAGGGCCGCTTTGCGCAGGCATGCGGATTTCACCGGGTTGCGGTGCTGCGGCGGTGGGGCCCGGCGTCGATCGACATGGTGCTGCACGAAGTGATTGACGGCAAACTGTGGGAGAAGCGCCATGCAAGCAGCGGGTGCTAACCCCTATGCCATGGGATTGCAGGCATTCGGCACGATCGGCCAGGGCGTCGCCGGGATGCAGGCGGCCGATTACAACGCCAGCATTGCGCGCCAGAACGCGGCGATCGCCACGCAAACCGGCCTGACCCAGATCCAGAACAGCGATATGCAGTTCCGCCAGGCCGAGGGCAAACAGATCGCCGCAGCGGGCGCCAGCGGCGTGTGGGGCACGACCGGATCGCCCCTGGAGGCGCTGGCCCAGTCGCGCCTGGAACAGACTTATTCGGCGATGAACATCATGCGCGCTTCGCAGGTGCGCGCGGCAGGGTTCGACGAAGAGGCACAGATGGACCAGCAAAGCGGCCTGATGAAGATGCTGGCAGGGATCACCGGCGCGACCAGCGGCCTGATGAAAACCCAGACCGACTATGCCAACGCCAACAACCAGTATGGCTATAACCCGCTGTCGCCCGGCGGCGCGGTGCAGCCGTTTGCCCCGGATGAAAGCCTGTATCCCAGCGTGGCGCAGGTGATGGGCTGATGGCCGATTTTGCGCCACCACCGGTGCCGACACCGGAAGCCACGCCCTATCTGCCCGAGGCGGCGACGCCCGATGCCTTTGGCGCGCCGGTGGCCGGTGCTGCCGAACAGGCGGGCGCGACGATGCAGGCAGGCGCGCTGGACGCGCACCGCATCCTGCTGAACAACCAGTACGATGCCGATCTGTCGGCGGCGCAAGTGCGCGCGGCGCAGCTGCGCCCGCAGATGCAACAGGCGATCGCCACGATCCAGGGCGACCCGGATCTGAAACTGCCCGAATATAGCCAGCGGGTGGGCGACGCGTTTGACCAGATCGCCGGGCAAGTGACCGACGATGTGGCCAACCCCAAGATCGCCCGGATCATGGCCGCGCAAGTGGCCGACATGCGATCGAGCTATGCCACCGAGGCCGGGCAATGGCAGACCGTGCAGACGGCGGGACAGGCGGTCGGGCAGTTGGGCGCGCTGAAGCAAGCCCTGACCGGGCAGGCCTATTCGTCGGCAATGCCCGATGATGTGCTGAAGCTGGGCCAGCAATGGTCTGACACGGTGCACAGCCAGCAGGGCCTGACACCCGACCAGCGCAGCGCGATCGCGTTGAGCGGGCTGGAGGAATTGCCCGTGGCCTATGGCCAGGGCCTTGCCTATTCGGATGACCCGGCCAAAGTGCGCATGGGCTATCAGCTTTACCAGAGCGGATGGTTTGCGCAGGCGGGCGTCAAGGGCGACCAGTTGCACCTGCTGGGCCGCATGTTCGACAGCCGCATGGCGCATGTCGATGCCCAGCAAAAGGCGCAGAACGAGGCGGCGATCCAGGGCTTTGTGGGCCAGACCGATCAGGCGCTGGCCACGATCAACGCCGGGGGCAATGTGCCCATGCCGCAATTGCAGGCGATGGCGCAACAGGCGCGGCAACTGGCGGATGCGGCACAGGCCGCGGGCAAGCCAAAACCGGAACTGATCAACCGCGCAGACCAGCTCGAAGCCGCCCTGGCCAAAGTCGATGTCAATGGCCGATACCAGTATCTGCCCCCGGCGCAATTGACTGCCATGGCCGAAGCGGCCGAGGCGGACAACGCGCGCAAGGTGGCGGCGGGACAGCCGGTGAGCCTCGCCGAGGGCGCGCATGTGCAGGCGCTGCGCAATCTGGCCAATACCACGCAGGCGGCGGTGCAGAGCGACCCATGGTCACTGGCCACGGCGCGCGGCGTTGCACCCGCGCCGCTCGATCCGACCAACCCACAAAGCTATGCGACGCGGGCGATGCAGGCCCAGCAATTGCAGCGCGTTCTGCAACTGCCCTATCCGATCGCGCCTTTGCAAAAACCGGAGGCCGAGCAGCTGGGCAAGCAGGCGGCCAGCAGTGAACAGGGGCGCATGGCCGCACTGGCCACGCTGGATCATTTCGATTTCGCCACGCGCGATCTGGCGGCGCGGCAGGTCATGCCGCATGACAGTGGTTTCGTGATCGAGGCGGGGCTGGACCCGTTCAACCGCGAAGTGGTGCAGCAAGGTCGCGAGCGCGCGAGCGCCGACCCCGGCTTCTGGTCGGCAAAACCGGCCGATGCGGTGCCCGGCACCAAACCGCCCGCACAGGCGCATATCGCCGATCTGAACGCGCGGGTTGATGCAGCGCTGGGACCGATGATGGATCAGACCGAAATCGCCGGCGTGAAAACCACCGCGGCGAACTGGATCGCCGGCATGCTGGTGCGCCAGGGCCGATCGAGCATGACCGTTACCGACACCGATGTGCAGAACGGATTGCGCGCCGCGCTGGGCGGCCATGTGACATCGGGCGGGCAGGTGACGGGCGGGATCGGATCGTGGGGCGCGCCCAACAATGTCTATGTCGTGCCGACCAGCATGAACGCGCCGGGCTTTGTCAATTACGTCAACCGGCAGGTAACCGCCGATCGCGCGAAAGGTATGGGCCCGGTCAATCCCGATGGCACACCGTTCAATCTGAGCCAGGCGGTGCCCGTGTTCGCCGGAAACGGCACATACAAGTGGAAAACACCCGCCGGATGGGTGATGGCCCCGGCGCACCCCAGACAGGCGCCACAGCCCTATCTGACGCGCGGGGCCAATTGACGTGGGCGTGTTGCAGACTGGCCAGTTGCTGCCACCCGAACAGCAGGGCGGCCCGCCGCCGACTGCACAGGCCAGCGACACCGATATGGCCGCGGCGTCTTCACCCGGGTTCGGCACAACCTTCGGCGCGGCAATGTCGGCGGCCAAAGACCAGACCTGGACCGTGGCGCAATTCCGGCTGAACAGCGCCTATTCAGGGCTGGCAGACCAATTGGCGACGCAGACCGGGCAACCGGTGGATGCCTATTATATGTCGGGCCAGAGCGACACCAAGGCATCGCCCATGCGGATATGGCAGACGATCGCCGCGCGCCGGCAGACTGACCCCGATTTCATGAAAGATGTCGGCAGCGACCAGGCCGATTTTGAAAAGCGCGTGCTGACACGCGGTGGCCAGCACCAGATCGATGCCGCAACGGCATCTGCAGGCGGATGGTTGCCCAATCTGCTCGGCACGGCGGCAGCCGGGGTCTATGACCCGTTTCAATGGGTGGCGGCCACGCTGGGCGGCCCGGAAGTGGGAACCGCCGCGCGCAGTATCGTGGCGGGCGGTCTGGCCCGCGTGGGCGTGGCGGCGGCGACCAATGCCGCCTTTGCAGCGGCGGAAGAGCCGATGAACGTCGCGACGCGCCAACAGATGGGCGAAACCGTGACACCGGGCGATGTTGCACAAGACATCGGCGGCGCGGCAGTCTTTGGCGGTGCATTGCACCTAGGCGGCGAACTGTTGGGCCCGGTCGCGCGTAGTGCGGCGCAGGCGGCGGCGCCGGTGGCGCAGCCGATCGCCGACACCACGGCGGCCGCGCTGCGCAACGCGGGCGATCAGGCGCGCACCGGCTATGAAAGCGCGCTGGCGAAAGTCTATTCGGCATTGCCCGATAGCGTGCTGCAACAGCACTTTGCGGACAAAACCGCACCATTTGAACGCACGCCCGACGAACAGGCCGCGTTGAACGTGCTGGGTCGCCAGGGCGAAATCGACGCGACCAATCCCTATCAGCCCAGCTATGCGGCGATGGCGGTGCACCAGGCCAGACTGGCGCAGGCTGGCGCGGCGCTCGATGACGGGCGCGTCGCCCAGGGTGGCGCATTCGCCAATCCGCCTTCGAGCGGACCGCAGGCGGCTTATTTCGATCGACTGGCGACGATCGAGAGCGGCGGCCGGGCCAATGCCTCGCCGGGCACGTCGAGCGCGAAGGGCCTCTATCAATTCACCGATCAGACGTGGCTGAACCTGTACAAGGCGCACTTTGGCAGCGCCGGGCAAACCGATGCGCAGATCCTGGCGCTGAAAACCGACAATGGATTGCAGAACACGCTGGTGCGCGATCTGACGCACCAGAACGCGGCGGCATTGGCACATCAGGGCATCGCGCCAACAGACCCGAACCTCTATCTGGCGCACTTTGCCGGGCCGGATGATGCCGCGCGGATCATCAACGCCGATCCTGCAACGCCGATCTCCGACGTAATGCGCGCCCGCTCGATCGAGGCCAATCCGTGGTTGCGCGGCAAGACGGCCGGCGACGTGCGCGCCTGGGCAGAACGCAAGATGGGCACCGGCGGCGCAACGGTCGCAGCGCCGATCGCGACGGGCGACGACACGGACGCCACGCTTGCCGCCAGCGATGCCGCTGACGCCGGGCTTGAGGCGGACGAGGCGGCCGCGCCCTATGATCAGGAAGCACCGCCCGGGCCCGACGGTGGAACGCCAGCGGAACTGCCCTTGTCGGTGCAAACGCTGATGCCCGCGCTGCGCGCGGCGGTGGCCGACAAGACAGTACGGCTGAACCGGTTTGACGATCTGGCGCAAAGTCTGGGCGCATCGAGCGAGGACGTGCAACGCGGTCTGTCGGAACTGGTGCGATCGGGCGAGCTGCGCCAGCGATCCGACAATGGCAGCTTTACCCGGGCGGCGCCGCCGGCGCGGGAACTCAGCCTGATCCAGTGGATCAAGGCCAATGGCGGGATTACCGACCCCGGCGGCGATTTTGCCGCGATGGGCCTGAACGACTGGTACAAGGGCGGCCCGTTTCGCGACAAGAAACCGATCATTGCGCCCGATGGTACACCCGATCGCGGCGCCGACACGGTGATGCGCGCGGCGGTGGAGGCGGGATATTTTCCGGAGCATCGCGCCGCGCTGGATGCAAAGGGGCCCGACGCGCTCGATACGAACGACTTGCACAAGGCGATCGATCACGAGCTGCGCGGACACCCGCGATATCCCATGGCATCGAGCGCGTGGGAAAAGGCGGTTGGCCTGACCGTTTCGGATGACGGACGCCTGCCGCCTGGTGAGGCGCCGATCACCGGCCCACGCACGATGGACGAGGCGTTCGGCAATCTGCCCGAACACCTGCAGTCGGATCTGTCGCTGGCATCGATCGTCAACCATGATCGGCCGATCGAAAGTCTTGACCCGTGGATCGTCGATCGCGCACACTATCTGTGGCATGAAACCACGCTGCCGATCGACGAAGCGCTTGACCGCGCGGTCAACGATTATGCGGCCAAAAACGCGCGCGAAGCACTGGCGGAAACCGGCGACAAGAGGTATGGCAATGTCGACTATGAATGGCCAACCTACCATGATCCCGAACCCGAGGGACAAGGCGCAGCAACAGCGCCAGATCGCGGCGGACAAGCGCCTGCCGATGGCATTGCGGACGCGGGCGGCGCACGCGGCGGATCTGATGGAAGCGGCGGCGGCCAAGGCCAGCAAGGGCCAATAGACCCCGAAGCCTTCCGCGAATACGACAGCCCGGATACCGATCGCATTGCCAAGGCAGCCGACAGCGCCTGGCACGACATCGAACAGCGCATCGATCCGGCCATTGCCGAGCGCGACCGCCAACGCGTGCAAATGGGGTTTGATGCGCCGTTGCGCGGCGAGAACAAAACAGGCGTGGCGCAAGAGGGGACCATGGGCCTTGGCCTGTTCGATGCCAGCGATCAGCCGGTGTTCGACCTTGGCCCCGGCGACAACGCGGGCAAGATCGAGGCGATCCAGTCGGCGCTGAACGCCGATCAGGACGCGCTCAACACGATCACTTCCTGCCTGACGCCAAAGATGGGTGGACAATGACGATATCGGTATGCGTGTCCGGGCTGATCGCCGATGGCCGGATCACCAAAGGGCAGGGCGAAGAGATCGAGCGTTACTACACCGCGCATTTCAATCGGCTGAAAGGCCAGATGGATATGATGGCGGCGGCGGATCTGGCCAGCGAGCGCGCCATTCGCCAGATGCAATATGCCATCGACCGGCGCAAATTGCTGGCCGCACGCGCGATCGAGACGCAGACCCGGCTGAACGAACAGTTGCACGCCTATAACGGCGGCAAGATGTCCGACGGCAAGGGCGGCGGCCCGATCGACCCGCGCGCGTTGCCGGCGCTGCTGGGCGGCAACGACCCGCGCCACCTGGGCGGCACGCTCGAAGGCAAGCACATGGCCGTGCAGGCACAGATCGACAGCATGATGCGCCAGGTGCTGCTGAAACATGGCCCCGATGTATTCGGCCGGATTACCGACAAGGCCGGCCTCGACGATCTTGGCCGCGAAGCCTTTGGCCAGGACACCGGCAACCATGCCGCGCGCGATCTGGCCAAAGCGTGGGAAACCGCGCGCGAATGGACGCGCGGCCGTGCCAATGCTGCGGGGGCCGATATCGGCAAGCTGGAAGACTATGGCCTGCAGATGCATTGGGACAGCGACAAAGTGCGCGCGCTGCCCGATTATGCGGCGTTTCGCGATGTGGTGCTGCCGGAACTCGACCGCACGCGGATGATCGACCATGAAACCGGCGTGCCGTTCGACGATGCGAAGCTCGACGAAGTGATGCACAAAGTCTGGCAGGGCATCCGGTCGGACGGGTGGGATGATCGCGAGCCGGGCGGCGTGGGCCGCGCAAGCATGGCCAATGACGGGCAGGACCCGCGCTTTTTCGTGTTCAAGGACTACGACAGTTGGAACCGCGCCAACGACCGGCTTGGCAACGGCAATGCGTTCACCAGCATGAATGGCATGCTGGAACACCGCGCCCGGCAGATCGCGGCGCTGGAAACGCTGGGTCCGAACCCCGATCACACGATGCAATGGCTGCAGGACGTGGTGACCAAGTCGGCCAAGACGGACGAAGCGCCGAACACCAGGGCGCCCGAGGCAGCCGCGCACCAGAACCGCATCGCCAACAACATGTGGCAGGAATTCAAGGGCACGCTGAACCGACCCGAAGACAAGAAAATCGCCGCGTTTTTCGGGACCATGCGCAATCTGAAAAGCGCGGCCGCGCTGGGAAGCGCGTTCATTTCGCAGCAATCGGATCTGGGCCTCAACTGGTCGGCCCGCGCGTTCAACGGATTGCCGGAAATCAAGGTGCTGGGCCAATGGCTCGACATGCTGAAACCCAGCCTGAAAGAGGATCGCGAATTCGCCGCGCGCCAGTTGATGGGGCTGGAGGAACAGCGCCACTATACGGCGGTGCAAAACCTCCTGTTTGGCCGCGAATTTGCAAAGCCCTGGTCAACCCGCATGGTGTCGACGGTGATGAACCTGCAAGGATCGTCGCGGTGGGCGCAGTTGGGGCGCCACAATTTCGGCCGGGATTGGTGGGGCGCGATCACCAGCGAGCGGGCCAAGGCATGGGATGCGCTCGACCCCACATTTCGGGGCGCAATGCAGCGTGGCGGATTTGACGCGGCCGCATGGGACCAGCTGCGCGCCACACCCACCGAAGATGTGCGCGGCGTGCCATGGATCGTGGCCGACAATATCCAGGATGAAAACCTGCGACTGAAAGCCGCCGAGATGATCCTGCGCCAGGCGCACACGGTGGTGCCCATTCCCGACCTTCGCGCCCGCGCGGCGATGAACAGCGTGGTAAAGCGCGGCACCTATCTCGGCGAAATGCTGCGCAGCCCGATGATGTTCAAAGGCTTTGGCGTGTCGATCGCCATGGCGCAACTGCAGCGGATCATGACGATGCCGGCGCAAAGCGCGGCGCGCTATGCCGCACGCTTTGCGATCGGCATGACGGTGCTGGGCGCGCTGGAAACGCAATTGCGTCATATCACCAAGGGTCAAGATCCGGAGGATATGACCAAACCCGGGTTCTGGGGCAACGCCATGCTGGCGGGCGGGACCGGCGGCATCTTTGCCGATTATCTGAAAGAGGCAATGCAAGACCCGGACAAGGGCATCCTGTCGATCTTTGCCGGGCCGATGGCAGAGGATCTGCAGAACCTGGCACACGTGGTGGTGAACAAAGGCCCCGACGGCGGCATGGCGCTGAACCGCAACCCGGCCGGATCAGCCTACAAATTCGCGCGCACCGCATTGCCCGGCGGATCGATCTGGTATGCGCGCCTGGCGTTTGACCGGATGATCGGCGACGAAGTGCAACAGGCGGTTGATCCGAATTACCGCCATAGCTGGTCGACCGTGCAGCAATATGCCCGCGAGCGCGGATCGCCGATGTTCGCCCCGCCCGGCGAACCCATGCGCGCGCCGGACTTTGGTCGCGCGACGGGCCAGCCTTCGCAACCTTGACGCAAAGCCCCCGCTGTGAGACACAGGGCGCGCCGGACAAGCGCGCATGCCCCGGCCCCTGTGGTGAGTAGCACCCGGTCACGCGGTCGTTACACGCGAGAAGCGGCCCCGCCCACTGGATAAGCCCTTCGTCTGAGTGTTTGACACACAGCGAGGGTTTTGCGTGACGGTTCCCGTCGAAATTCCGTTCACCACCTTTACCGGCGATGGCAGCACCACGTCTTTCGTGGTGCCGTTTTCGTGGACGGAAAGCGGCGACGTGCAGGCCAATTACACCGCCGGCGGGGTGACGACCAGCGCGGGGTATTCCATCACCGGCACCAGCGGCAATTCGCATGTGGTGTTCAGCGTGGCGCCGCCGGCGGGCGCGATCGGCGCGATCTGGCGGCAGACACCGGTCGAACAGGAACAGTCCACACCCTTTGCCAGCGGCGGGGCGTTTCCCAACCAGGCGTTGATGGCCGGCCTCGATGCGGTGACGCGCATGATCGCAGAGCTGAACCTGCAACTGGCGGCATGTGTGCGCGGGCCGCTGGGCGATACGATCCAGATCCTGCCGCCGGCCACCGTGCGCGCGGGCAGTTATTTCGCGTGGGACGCCACGGGCAAGATACCGATCGCAGCCAGCGGCACGGGCGCCGATGCATCGCTGCGCGCCGATCTGGCCGCGCCGACGGGCGGCGCGATCGTCGGCTTTCAGCAATCCGGCACTGGCGCGGTGGGCCGCACGATCCAGGCCAAGGCAGGCGAGGGGGTCAGCATCCTAGATTACGGGGGCGCGGCCGACGACGAAACCGACAATTATCCCGCGCTGATGGACGCCATTGCGGCGTTTCAGGCGTCGAACGGCAATCCCGACTATGTCGCCGGGCCGCGCATCCGGTTTCCCTGGGCGCCGCTGCCGTATTATTTTTCCGAACCAGTCAATCTGAAAACGACGGTCATTCTGGAGGGCGACACATCGCCCTATGCCTTGAACGGGCTGGCGACGGTCTTGCGGTTTCCGGAAAGCACGCCCGGTTTTATTGTCAACCGCTACAACACGCTGGGATCGACGACACTGACGACGCCGACGACGGGCGCGGATGGCAGCACGTTTCGCAATCTGGCGATTGTCGGCGGCGGCGGCCCGGTGGATTACACCGGCAACACCGCAGGCATCTGGGCGCGCGCGCAAGTTACCATCGAGGATTGCTATGTCGCGGATTTCGCGGGCAACAATGTGCAGATCGTCGCCACCAGCGGCGCGGGGGGCGCGGCCGAGGGGCAGGCGAGCGGATACAAGATCGACGGCCTGTACGTGAATGGATCGGGCCTGCACGGCGTTTACATCCAGGGCGGCGATGCCAACGTGGGCAGCACCAATCGCATCAATGTGCACAGCGCCGGCGCCGGCGGCCTGATCGACCTGTCTTTCCTGGGATCGACCCATATCAGCACCCAGATCGATGACTGCAACGCCAACAACCAGTGCCAGGTCAGCTATACTGACGGCAACGCCTATCAGTTGATCGATCACACCCCGGGCATAGGCGCCAGCACGACCCCGGGCACCAACGCGGCAATATGGTATCCGCTGGGCACAACGACACAGTTTCCGGGCCATCCGGCGTGGTCAAACGCCGGAACCTATGTCATCGGATCACCGTTGTTTGTGCAATCGGGCGGCCCGGCCCCGGACAACTTCATATCGCCCTATATCGAAGGCGGCCTGCCACTGGCGCATCTGGGCAGCGCATCGATCGCGTTCAACCCGATCAACGGCGCGGCGAATTTCACCAACACGACACCGGTGTGGTTCAACGACGGCGGGGTGGGATCGTTTGTCATGTCGGGATTTCGCCTGGCACAGAACACGCCGTTTCAATCGGGCGGCAACAGCTATTTCTCATTGGCCGGGCTTGGCGAGGGCGGCGCCAATTATGCCGGGACGATTATCAATTATACCAACACGCTGAATTGGCCGCTGTCATTCCGCCTTGCCACCAATTTCGAGGAAGGCAGCGATGCCGATATCGCGTTTTCCTATGCATTCAGCGATCAATACCAGTATTTCACCGGGCCCAACACAACGCAGACCTTTGGCCGCACGGCGCCGGTGCCCTATGTTTCGGGATTTCCCCAAGTGGCGATCGGCAGCGGCGCCAATGCGCGCATCATGGCCAACGGCACCGCAGCGCCCACCACCGGTTATCACGCGCAGGGCGAATTCGTGTGGAACATCGCGCCAACGGCCACCGGCACGCTGGGATGGTCATGCACGGCATCGGGTACACCAGGCACATGGACGGCGGTGACGGTCCCATGATGCACAATCCCACCACGACAGGATGCCCCGGCTAATGGCAGACGACGACGACAACAGAACTGACATGCCAAAGGCTGATCTGCGCGGGATGCGCACGATCACCCAGGCAGACGCGCGCGCGATCGCCGTGGCGCTGCTGAAGGAAGCAACCGAGCAGATTTATTCGGCCACCGGTCGCGGGATCTGGTCGACGTTCAAGACGCTGTTCTGGCCAATCGCGATCGGCGCGCTGTTGTATTTCATGGTGCTGACCGGGCGCCCGCTGGCGATGGGACCGACCAAATGACCCACACATTTGCCGATGCATTGCCGGTCGTGCTGACCGAAGAGGGCGGCTTTGTCGATGATCCGCGCGACCCGGGTGGCACGACCGATCTGGGCATCACAGCGGCTGTCTGGGCGTCATGGAGCGGTGAACCGGCAACAGAGGCTGTCATGCATAGTCTGACGCCTGAGAAAGTCACACCGCTCTACAAGGCGTGGTTTTGGGACAAGGTTGCGGGTGAAAAACTACCCGATGGCCTCAATCTGTGCGTGTTCGACTTCGCGGTAAATGGCGGTGTCAGTCGTGCGGCCAAGATGCTGCAACAGATTGTCGGTGCATCGCAGGATGGCATGATCGGCCCGGGCACGCTGGTGCAGGTGGGCGCCTATATGGCGCTGCAGGGGGGGGATGGTCTGGTTTCGGCCTATAGCGAGGCGCGGCGCACGTTCTATCGCGCAGACCCGCGCTTTTCGGTGTTTGGCACAGGATGGCTGAACCGCGTGGCGCATGTCGAGCAAGTGGCGCTGTCATGGCTGGCGTGACCACCGAAACCGCGCGGCCGACGCCGTGGTCTGAACGCACGATCGCGGGCCTGGCGCTGGCGTTCAATGTGAACCTGATCATCTTTGCGCTGTTTCTGGTGTGGCGGAAATGGCCAGACGCGGTAGCGCCCTCGATCATCTGGTACCTCGGCGGGGTGCTGATCATCATGGCGCTGGGTAATCTGCTGATCATCGGCGGCATGATGTCGCCCTGGATCGGCACGATCAGGGTTTCCGGCATGGGCATGGATCTGGACGTCAACGGCGGCGCCGACGCGGGAGCGAATTGACATGACGAAAGTTATCACCTCGGGCACGCTGGGCGGCGACGGCGTGGCCTATGTCGAAACCACCGATGTCAATGGCAGCCCCGCCAAGATCGGCGCGGTGACGCTGGTCGACCAAAGCGGCACATTGCTGGGCCCGACCGGCAATCCGCTCGCCATCCTCGACGGATTTCAGGCCGCTGTCACTGCCGCATGGACCACGGCGACAACCGTGAACACCGCGTTGGCGGTCAACACTGCGGGGTATGACACCATTGTCGTAACTCTGAACGCAGGCGCCACTTTCGCAGGCGGCGCAGCGGTGTGCGAAGTGTATGACGGCGTGAACTGGCTGCCCATCAAGGGTTCTGTGGTGCTGAACTACACCACCACCGGCAACACCATAACGCCAACAGCCAACACCATTGTCGGGTATCAGTTCGGCGTGGCCGGATTTCCACAATTCCGCGTCCGACTTGGCACGGTGCTGAGCGCGGGCACTTTGGGAGTGACGATTATCGCGTCATCGGCGCCCGATACGTCGCTGGTGACAGTCGGGCTCGATCCATCACAGCCGCTGCCGTCCGGAACGAACAGCGTCGGCACGGTCGGGTTGAATGCCGGCGGGAACCTGATTGGCGCAACGGTGCCATCGGCAGTTAGTTCATCGATCGGCACGGCATTGTCTGCACTGCGAATCCCCAGCGGTGCCAGCGGGGTGGTCAAGGCATCGTCCGCGCGCTTTTATGGCTATGACCTGATCAACACCCAGACAACGCCGCGCTATCTGCAGCTTTATAACAAGACGACCGCTGGCGTCCCTGGCACCGATACCCCGGCCATCACGATCCCGCTGACGGCGAGCGGATCAAAAAATACTTTCAGCGATATCGGTGTGGCCGAAAGTTTGGGCTTGAGCTGGGCGATTACCACAGATGCGCCGGGCGCGACGATCGGCGCATCGGGCGATGTGCTGGGAACGGTGTATTATGCCTGAAATCGTTTTGTCATTGCTGGGAAAATACTGGCAATCGGTCGCACTGGTCGCGGTGTCATTGCTGGCATGGCATTTCGATGCGCGCGCGGTGGCCAATGCCGACGCCGTGCGCGTGCAGGCCGCACAGTTCAAACAGGCACAAGCCAGCGCGACCGCGATCGCGCAGGCCGCGCTACAACACGTCGATGCCATCTATCAGGCCAAAGCGCAGGAGGCAGACAATGCCCATCAAGCCCAATTGGCGGACGCCCAGTCTGCCGCTGATCGCTATATCGCTTCTCACAGCGTGTGCCCCACAGCCGCTGGCCGTAGTGCCAGCCCAGCCCCTGGCGCCGCCCAAAGTGCCGCTGCCGGCGTTCCTGCAAGCCTGCCCGCCGGCGCCGTCGTGGTATCCGCCAACGACGTGCACGCCTGTACCGCCGCCGTAGGCTACGCCTTCGCCGCACGAAACTATGTGCTGTCGATCTCTGCCGCATCGCAATCCACCCCGAGCGCGGAGCCCACCGATGGCGATCATTGAAATCATCGTCATGGTCGCCGCAGGGTTCGCCCTGGGCGTCCTTTTCATGGAGGTAAGAATGAGCCTGTTTGCCCGTCTGGCCGCGCTGGAAGCGACTGCCAAATCGATTGTCGAAAATGCCGCCGGCAATGTCGAACGCGCGGTGGAAACCGTCAGCCTCGATGCGTTCAACGCGGTCAAGTCGACGCTGGAAGGCGTGGTGTCGGACATTGCCGCGCTGAAAGCCGCGATCGGCAGCGAAAGCGATGCGCCGACCTCGACCACCACGACCAGCACGACCGCATCGACCACGGGCGAGCCGGCCGCCGAGATCCAGCAGATCGGCCCGGCCGCGACCGAAAGCACCGGCGCGCCGGCGAGCTGA